GTGCTGCGCCGTCGTCGACTGCTCGTGCTCGAAGCAGTTTGTAACTGGTTGTGATGCGGTCGGGGATGTAGCGGACGGTGCCGTACCGGTTGGCCCAGAAGTTGGCGACCGTATTCATAAACTGGTTGCCGTACAGGATTGCGTTGAAGAAGGTGGACGGAATACAAGTTGCGTAGGATCTGGCGCGTACCCCGTATTCGTTCTGCGACGTGGTGTTAGTCGACGTGACTGCCGCTAACGGGCTAAATGTGGTCAGTGGGTTTGCGTAACACTGGTTCGTTAGTTCGTCCTGTTGGAATCCCACGTTGATCTGGTCAAACGGGACTTGCCCGGTGGTGAGGGCTGACGAGCCGTCGACCATGGTGGTCGTGTAGGCCCGGGTGGTTCTGTTGAGGGTTGAGTCAATTGTGTCGTACTTCCAGAACCAGCGGTCGGAGGTGATCGTGTAGTCGGTTGCGTAGGCGGTGCCGGGAGCGGTCGGTAGCCCTTGATTGTTCAGCCAATCTCCGAGGGTGCCCTGTGTGAGTCCGAAGGTTAGTAAGGAGGTCACGGTATTGGTGACCATCGTGCTCGTTGTCCGCGAATTGAGCGAGGTGGTCGATCCCATCGTGGGGGTCGCGGATGTCTGCGCGTAGAAGTACGACGGATTAAAGAACGAGTCAATGAATTCGTTAAGTCTTAGATTGAAGCCGCCGCCTGTCTCGGTTAGTTGGTTGGACGACCGACCAGCGATCGAGAGGAAGTCAAGGCCTCGGATGCTGACCACGGACTGTTTGGGTGATACTTGGACGATCTCGAAGTCTTGAATAAGACCGACAAACACGGACTCGGTGAGCCCTGCGCCGGTACATGAGATCACGACGGCTTGCTTAAACCAGTTGACTGACGCATAGGTGCCGGAACCGTTTGGGGTGAATTGTCCGCCGTTGTTGTTGATCGTGATTTGGCAGGTGCTTCGGCCTGCTGATCCGATGTTGGCGTTTAGGTCAACAACAAAGTCGGTGACGTAACTGGTGATGTCGGTAAGTCCGCCTATGTCGCCGTACTTGACGGTCCACGCCAGATCGAAGGCCATCAGAATCTGACTCCGGAGGTGGTGGCGAGTGCGACGGCACCGTTATTCCTCACCCATTTTTGGAGTGCGGCTACTACTGCGTCCGGGTCGGCTGACGTGACGGTCACGTTGATCGTGTTGCCGCCGAGAGCCGAGTTAGGGGTGACGTACCCGGACTGTCCGGAGCCGAGGGTAAGCAGCTCCGGGCCGCGCTCGCCGACCAGATACGTTCCGGCGGACACCGGGCCACCCATCGCGCGTCCGGGGATTCCGAGGGTGCCGAGGAAGGCTTCGTTCTCCATGACCGATTGGACGGCCTGACCGACCGACACGTTCATCCCTCGAGCCGACCCGGTCTTGATGATGGCGAGAAGGGCGACGGCGCGTTCCAGTTGCCCGGTGTTGACCAGCACGAGGAGCTGGTTCTGGTCTTGGTTGGACAGGTTGATCGTCTCAGCGAGCAGGGCGATCTCGCGGATGACGTTGGCGACGGCTTCCTCGTAGGCGGCGACCTTGGACGGGTCGGCGAAGGCTTCGGCGGCGGCGGTCTTCAGCTCCTCGACGGCCTCGCGCGCCTCGTTGATCGCGTCCTGCGTATCCAGCGTGTCGAGAAGGCGTTGCCAGCCGATGTTCAGCTCATAGATGGCATCCTCGGTGTCCTGTAGGCCCTCAATGACGTAGCGGTCTTGTTCGGCGGCTGCGAGGCGCGCGTCGGTGTAGCCGGTCCAGCCGTCGTGGAGCTTCTGTAACTGTTCGGCTTGGTCTTTGAGGCCGGGGGTGATCTTCTCAATTACGTCTCCGGCTGGCTTGAAGTCGATGACTTTATTGACTGCGCCAGTGATGTCGGCGAGCAGTTCCACGGCTTTGCCGAGGATAGGTACAAGGTTCTCGCCGAGTGCGATCGCAAAGTCCTCAAAGCCGTCCTTCAGTTGGTCCATGTTCTCGCGGAACTTGCGAGCCTTGTCCAGTTCCTTCTGGTCAATGACCTTCGCGTCAGAGACCGAGTCGAGCGACTTGCGGAGCTTGTCGGAGCCTCCGGCAATCAGCTCGGACATGGACTGCCAGCCCTTGCCGAGCAGCTCCGAGGCCACCCGGGCACGTTCCGCCGGGTCCTTGATGCCGTTTAGCCGGTCGATCACGTTCAGGAAGGTCTCGTTCGCGTCGACGGTGCCGTCCTTGGCGTAGGCGACCTGTACGCCCAGTTCCTCAAACAGTTCGGGCGAGTTGCCGAGAACCTTGTTCATCTTGCCGATGCCGGTCTCCAGCACTCCGGTCTCGATGCCGATGTCCCCGGCGACCTCAGCCAGCCGGGAAGCCTCCTCGACGGTCAGGCCCGTTGCGTCTGCTAGTTCTCCGGCGGCGATCGCTACGTCTTGGAAGTCTCCGATGGCTTTGCCTGCGAAGGTGGCGATGGACGCTCCAGCGGCGAAGGCGAACGTGGCGGCGTTGGCTTTGACTGTGTCCAAGGCGGCTTTACCGCCAGCCTTGAACTTGCCCATCGCACCCTCAGCTTTGCCGACTTCCTGCTTGAAGTTGTTGAAGGCGGCCTTGGCGGCTTTGATGCCGGAGTCCTCGAGCGAGGTGATGATGGGGATCTGGATTGCCATTAGAGCCTGACCTTCATGAGTTGCCGGTTGGCTTGTTGGACGACATCGGCGACGACCTTCTCCATCTCGGCGATGGTAGGTCCGAGCCGGTTGTCGATGTCGCGCCACATGAACCGTGACGCTGTGCCGAGTTGTGCGTTGAGGGCTGACGCAAAGTTGGGTCGCTGGTACTTCAGTTCGCGTCGTGAGGTTCCGCCGCCGGCTTTGCCTGCCATGTCGACGATGGCGACCGGTGCGCCTCGAGTGACGATGCGGACCACGTTGACCGGTTTGCCGGTTGTGGTGGCGTTGAGGTCGCGTCGGGGGCGGCGCGCGTCGATCTTGATGACGGCTGTTTTGCGATTAGCCCAGCCGGTGCGTCCGTTGTGCGCCATGCCGGACAGGGGTGGGGTGGATGGGATGCGCGCGTTGATGTCGGTGACGAGCGGCTTCACCACGTTGCGGATCTCACGGTTCAGGGTACGGCGGAGTTCCGGCTCCACCTTGCCGAGATCCCGGAGGGTCTCGCCTAGTCCCTTGACCTGTGCGCTCATCGTCTGGCCTGTTCTGCCTTTTTGTCCTGCTCGTTTAGTTGTCGGATCATCTCGTTGACGACCGATGGTTCTGTGTTGAGCAGGAGTCCGGGTGCTATGCCGGTTCGGAGGGCCAGCGTGGCGATCAGTCGGGTGACTTCTCCGGGGTGCCTGCTCGTTCTTTTGGGATGAACTTGACCTCGGCGACGGTGTCCAGCCATGGGGTGAACAACTTGACCGGGACACCTGCCGCCTTCACGGCCTCCCATGCGAGGTAGGCCATCGGCTTGAACTTCACGTCCTCGAGGAACTTGGACCACGACAGGTTGGGGTGGTGGTCCTCCCAACGGCAGGCGACCGCGAAGGTCACGGGGGCTTCGTGGATCTCGCCGTCGTTCATCACGACTTGGATGGTCATTCCGATCATGGGCGAATCCTACTCAGCCGGGTGTGCGGATCAGGTGATGTCGCGCGCCCAAGTTCCGCCGACGAATTCGAGCGTGATCATCGCCAGCTCGCCGACCGTCGAGGCGACCGGGCTGAAGGAGGCGAGCATGGCGTTCGTGATCGTGTACTCCGGGTTCGAGGCGGACTCGGTGGTTCCGCTGGGGGAGATGACGAGGGTGGTGGATCCCTGTCCGACGAGGGCGGCGCACATGGTCTCGATCTCGGAGGTGGCGCCGGATCCGCCGTAGGACAGGTAGCACTCGAGCGAGACGCTCACAGATTGGAGGCCCTGGACGAAGCGGCGGCCAGTGTCGCCCATGGCGGTCGCCTCGAGCGAGTCGTAGCCGACGGACAGGGTGGCGGACCGAACTTGATCGGACACGTCGTAGGTCGTCGCGCCTTGCGTGATGTTCACGGTTGCGTTGGACAGGAATGTGGTTGTCGCCATGGTTGGCTCCTTCTGTTAGTTGCGTTTGCTGGAGATACGTACGGTCAGGTCGTAGGCAGGTAGTTCCTGCGACCCGATCTGTGCGATGGTGGGTTGCCCTCCGGTGATCGCCAATGTCGAGTTCATGAGAGCGTCGATGGCGGTGAGGAGGTAGTCGCCTGCGTCTTGGTTGCCGGGTGGCGGAGCCAAGACTCGGATCGTGAGGGTGATGTCGCCGACGTTGTAGGTGAAGGCGTTGAAGGTAGGCAGCTCGATGAAGACGGTGAGCGGTCGCGCGTTGCGAGGGTCGGTGACGGGAACGTAACCCTTCGCAGTGATGACGTTGGCGACTGCTGTGATCGCTTCCGCGAACATTCCTGTGGCTGCCATCTCATGCCACCTGACTCCTGCGTACTCCGAGCAGTTGGAGGATCCGACCGTTCGTCAGGGTGGGCACTCCGACCGACATGGTCTCAAAGGACTGGAAGGAGTCCACTGAGCCACGTTCCCGGTATAGGGCCGCAGCCATGAGTGTCGCTCCGAGTTGGATTGACGCATCTGGGGCTGTGGTGGGGGAGTCGAAGTATCCGGCTTGTTGACGGCGACGGAAGCACCATTGGTTGCTGGCGGCGACGCAGGTGGCGATGTAGGCGGTGTCGTTGGCGGTTGCGCCGGAGATGCCGAGGAATTCGGTGACGAGGGCCGAGGTGGTCCACGTACAGCTGATGCTCCACGTCAGGGTTCCGGTGGGGATCGCGGCGGACCGCTCGAGGTCGTCGCCTGCGTCGTAGAACAGCAGTTGATTCGGGACGATGATCTCCGGGTTGTAGAGAAGATCGCCTTCGTCGTCGACTCCGATGAACAAGAACGTGGGGACTGCGAAGACGGTGTGGGTGCCGTTCAGGCCGTGACCGAGGCCGGACAGAGTTATCGTCTGCCCGACCCCGATCTCGGTGTCCTCAAGGGTCTGAACGATGGCGTAGTCATCAAGCCTCATGTGCTCAATGACTGTGAATGTCGCCATGATCAGGTCCTTGTTCCTTCTGCGTTGCCGTGCGTCAGGCCTGCGGAATCTTCATGAACTGGTTCGCGTCGATCATCTTCGGGGCGAAGTAGCCACGGAATGCGATGGTGCGCGACAGGGTCGACGGGTTGTCGATGCTGACGGTGCCCTTCTGGGTCTCGTACACCCGGAAGGCTCCGGTGGCGGCAGCTCCGACGATGGTGGTCTTGGCGGCGAAGTTGGTGTCCACCACGAGACGCAGACCGAAGACGGTCGCGTCGCGGCTTCCGGGGGTCATGGTGCCGAAGGCGTTCATCGGGCCGACCTGAGGGAAGAGCGGACGATCCGAACCGTCCGTGAGCTGGCCCAATTGCGCGAATACGTCACCGCTGACGAAGAGGTGGTCGGGCAGGTAGTACCCGTTGCTCAGGATGGTGTTCGCGCAGGCGTACACCTTGGCGATCCAGTCAGCCGGGTCGGTGGGGGCGACGTTGCCGGTGGTCTGCGAGGTGCCAGCGAGGAGCGCGTCCGCCGCCGCATTGTCCGTGGCGAGTGCGTACTTCTTCGCCATGTCCTCGATGAGGCCCTGAAGCACTTCGGGCGACGACCAGTCGATCGAAGCCTCGGAGACTTCGACGTAGCCGCCGTAGATGTCCTTGGTGACCTGAATGTCGTCGACGATGTACTGACCGGCGGTGATCGTGGCGTTCTGCGTGGCAGGGCCGCCGATGCTGGTGTGCGTGGTGATCTTCGGCACGATGAAGACCTTGCCGGAGGCCGGAAGAGCGCGCACCCCGATCGCATCGCAGACCGGGCGCAAGCCCTGAATTCCCGAGTAGATCGGGGCCACGATCGGCAGGGGAAGGATTCCGTCGAGGTCAGACGTGGTCACGTCGGGGGCGGCGGCGCGGAGGTTGGCGTTGAAGTTGGCGGCGTAGGAGCCACCCTGAAGCTGTGCGGCGATCCATTCGCCTGCGCTCGGCATCTGGAATTCACGCTTCGCGGTGGCGTAGATCGGGGTCGTGGCGACGGCGGCCTCGACGGGGTTGGGCTGGGTGTCCATGTTCTCCTCCTCGGAGTTGTGGGTTGGGTTGGGTTCTTCTTGCTGGGGTTCGTTCGCTTCCGCTTCTTCGGCAGAGGCGGCGACTGAGTAGACCTGCGCGTCTGCGTAGGCCGGGACTGTGACGACGGACAGTTCGAGCCATCGGGCTTCGGAGACCTCGAGGACTCCTCCGGCGGTGCGCTTGAACTTGGTGGGGACTGCGCCAACGGAGACCGAGTCGAGTGCGCCCATGGCGAGCAGTTCGAGGCTGTCGTCGGCGGCGCGTGTGCGCGCCAGTTTGGCGGAGAACATCATGCCTTCATCGGTGGACACTCGTTCGGTGACGACACCGATGACGCGCGTGTCGTCGTGGTACTCGAGCAGTTTGGGTGCCGGTCCGTCCTCGGGGAGTGATCCCTTGAGGAACTTGACTTGTTCGCCTCCGGACAGGGTGGCGACGGTGTCCCACGGGACAGCGAGGCCGGTGATCGTCCGGGAAGGCTGATCGCCTTCAGCTGCGTCCAAGGTGACGTATTGGGCGGTGAGTCGGATCATCGTCTGGTTCCTTCTTCGATGCGGATGTCGGCGGTGTCTTCAATCTCCACGTCAGCCATGGAGTTCTCGTAGAGGTAGTGCTCCACGTCAAACTTCACGAACCGGTTTTGTGGCAGACAGAACGACGACGACAAGGTCTCTTCAATCGCGGTGAGGATCTGCTTAGCTCCGAACAGGTACAGGTCCTGTCGGGCCTGCTGTGCGTTCTGGTAGGTGAACGAGCCGGGGACACCGATGCCCAACAGATAGGGGGGGATTCCGCACTGCCGGGACAGTTCAAGGGCTTGGAACTGGCGCGACTCGACGAGCTGGAGTTTGCTCGGGTCGGAGGTGAATTCCTTGAACGTGACGACCGAGTTGAGTGCGCCGATGGCGGAGGAGCGTCGTGCGGCGGACCATGCTGCGGCGAGTTCTGCGAGTTCTTCGCCGGACATGGGTTCGGATGCGTCGGTCTGCTGAAGGTATCCGGCGGCGATCTCGTTCACGGCGAACCGGTCGGCGGCGCGGTCCAGTTTGATCGCAGTCTGGATGGCGCGTTGCCCGGTGAACAGGAGACCTTGGGTCGGTGCGATGAACTGGAGAACGTTCTCCATGTTGAGGTTCACGCCGTTGAACATCGCTTGCTCAGACGGGCCGAAGCGTTGCGGACCTTGCTGGTCCTCGAGGGTGACCATGGAGGCCGGGAGCCATTGGAAGGAGAGGGGTCTGCCGGTGGCGGTGGATCGGCTGGTCACATACCAGAAGGCTGATCCGTGAAGCATCAGGTCCGTGGATGTTTGGGACATGATGAAGTTCCGGGTGACCTTGGGGTCCGGCTGGCGCATCCATTGTTCCAGCTCGAGGTAGATCTCCTCGTATTCCTCGCCAGTCCATTGGAG